TGATACTTGGGAAAATGATCCCAGCATGGCGTTGACGCGTGTTTCGTTGTGTAGGTGACGGCCCTGTTACGGACCATCATGGTGTATTTCGCACCACCTTTACCTCCACTACCCCTGATGTAGCCGCCTAAGAAGCATACGTGCGCAGCCCCGTGATTCATTTTTCGATCACTGAACTCCGTAACGTTACTCTTCTCACGCACAACTCTCGCCGTAGAACCTTGACCGGCAAAAGTAAGTGTACAAGGCACCGGAGCATCTTTAAGATACTTCCATATGCCGAATACACCACGACGGATACCATGAGCCAAGTCACTAGGCACATGGATACCAGCAGTATCACCCTCATCACACGGTACAATGGGCGCCGTTACAAGAACGGAACGTCTCAGGTACCCTACGGTATTGGGTAAGTACTGTTTAGTCATCGCTGACCATCGGTTGAGCGTGTTGATCGCTACATACGTATCCTGCGCTGTCCTCAGCTTCTTTATGAAGACCGGGCGGCACGGCTGGCCGTCAAACCAGTCGTAGCCACAGGATTCACGGAACGGACCTTCAACAAAGGTCTTCGATTCGTTGATAACCATACCAAGGAGAGTAAGCAGCCTTTCGACATACCTATACGCCTCAGCAACAACGATAATGTCGTCGCCAAACACACCGAAATTGCGAAATGACTTCACAATTTGACTTTTCGGTGCCTTACTGGTTCTGCCATGTTTTAGGCTCACACCAGCCACACGACGAACCGGATGATCCGGGTCGCCGACGAACTGTGGTATTCCAAGGATGCGATAGACACACGAAACGACACAAGCGTACACAGCGGTTTGTAGGGGGAACGTAAAACCGTTACCCATCGTACCTACCATGCCTAGCTCAACGCTCCCTTTCGGAAGACGACAGACAGGAGACCTTAGCTTCATCAGAAGATCGAACCATTGAATTGGCAAGATCGACTTCATCATCTTAATCCCAAGGCTGTCGGACGCGGACTCGAGATCGATCGTAACGTACCGACCAAACCTAGAGCCCAACTGCGCCAGTTGCCCGTTAAACGGCTGCTGGTCCTCTAAATCGATACCGTACAAATGCTTGGTACGACTGTTGAGTTTAGCACCCAGTCCCAGTTGGAACCACATGTTAATGATAGGTTCCTTTGAGATGCATCGGGCTATGTCGACGTTCTTGTTGACAAAACTTAACTGATTACCTGCAACTACTCGTGTCCCATACCTTGACTGACGCACAATTTCAGCGTTACGCCAATGGGGATTAAGCGAAGTAGTCTGCCTCCAAATGTCCATGAGGCTCTGCGATGTAGCAGTTAGTGGACCGTCGAAGATCTTAGTGTAGAAATCGGGATGCCTCGATCCAACTGAGGCCCCCTTGCCCACACTACCATACGAGACAAGCTCGACGTAGTTATCACAAACGGATCCACCGTCACCACCTAGGAACCAATACCTATCGAGCTCCTTCCGGAGCTCGCCAAGTAGTAGGTCATCTAGGCTACTGTGACTAACAACCTCGAAGTTCGTTACCCGTTTATTAACGGATAAAAACTTCGCCAGTGCAGCGGTGCACGCACTGGCTATTGGCTCATCACCGTCGTTATATTTCTTAACGAGGTTCCGGACCAGAGACCAGGCGCGAGCCTGGTCAACGGTTGCGTCAGGCCAGAGAGGGCCACCATTAAGGCTAGAACTGCCTTGGTAGTCATCCAGCACTTTTAGATCGGACAGCAGGTGTTTCATGAGTACGCTAGTAACTATAGTTGACATAGTGCTCACCTGTTTTGAGTAGTTGTGTTACGTTGAAACCTACTGCGTTATTTCACTAGTAGGGCAGCTAACACGAGGCGTGGCGAACTCGTAACATAACAGAGCCGCCGTACTGGTAAGGAAAATCACCAGTACTACGATGTACTTCACAGCACACCGTTATTCGCCAAGTCGCCAATACCGGCCGACTGTTGACTCAAGGCACCGATGTGGAGTGACAAGGCAGCACGAATGCTGACAATGTCATACGTGTCGGCTCCCGCGGGCACACTGATCACCGTAGTGACAGTGCACACTTGGGGGCGTTCACCCGCCGCAGGCAACACACCCTTACGGGTGATAACCTTATAGACGTTCACCGGGTTGTTCACAATCCAGCCAATGTTGTTCATCACACCGACGGCTCGAATAAACTTCGGACGCCAGAAGGTGAGTGTAAATGGGCTGGAGTTAGTGTGAACGGATACGCCAGTCTGCGTACCACCGAGCGCGGTAACGACGGATTGTTTTCCGTTCGAATCGGGCGCAGTGTCGGCAACAACCGTGTAGGTCGGTGAAGTCAGCCCAGTTTGGGCCGTACCAGTCACCGGGGAAGAAACAGAGATGGACATAGTTATCCTTTGTTCCAGGGTTAGAGTTAGTTATTTAGCGCCTTCCTCGCGTTCTCAAGAGAGTTCGCAAGCGCAGCAAGGTTCAACGTCTGATATGTACTAGGCAGATGAAACCTAAACCCAGGCTCAAACGTGTTGCTGCGATGGTGCCTTGTAACCGTCGTTTGTTCATCAAGAAAGCCACCGCCGAAGCAAGATTGAAATGTCGGCTCATCGCCGGCACGAGGTCTGATCGGAGAAGACGCTAGTGTATAGATATACCTATCCGTCTGCTGCAACCAGCCAAAATCAACCTCACCCATGCAGAGGCCTTCCAAGGCACTACCCGCATTTGTGAAGTAGTCTAGCACAAAAGACCAAGGGAAAAGCTGATAAAGAGTCGGCACCCAATCGCTGGGTGCAAGCCCTGCACTGTCAAAGAAAGACAGGTCAGCCCCTCTCGAGGCCCCTCGATACCCACCGAGTATTCTGGTGGTTACTGACTCCGTGGTATAAATGTCACGAACAGCAGGTGGATCATAGCTTAAGGAACCCACATTAAAAGTGAAGTTCTGTACGGCCGGGATCTGATTCTGCTGCTCCGCGTGGCCAGTAGCGATAAGCCGTATAATCCCTGATGGAGCGACGCCGTGGGTGATATGATCTATCTCCTTAGCGGCATCCTTAACATCTTGGACGAGCGGTTTCGCACCGAAAACATATGCTAGCCAAGTGTCTGTACAGGCCCTCAACCGGCGGGACGCCATGTCAGCGCCGCGAATTTTCTTCGCGACGTCTGTCAACTTACGCCCCGTATCGATAGTTAGGCTTTCGAGACTCTTTAAAGGCCTTGTTAATAGCCGAACAGCTTGAGCTATGTCACCAAGTGGTTCGCCAGCCGCCCAGACATGCCGGGCGCTCTTGACCTGCTTGATGAAGTTACTCTCGGCCATAATGAGCGCTTCTTGGGCGAGATTATCAGGGAATGGTGGTTGGAGCGCGAGATACGAATTGCCATTGGTAGTCCAGTATCCGACTCTATCGACCACGGTATCGCCATAAATTGCACGAACCGTTACGGGTTTAACCCGTAATTTCCTTTTGAAGCCTTGCAACGATGTAGTGGCGTCACTCCCGGACTTGATGAGATCTTTCCAATAAACGGAAAGTTCACCAGAGATCCGTTCGTTATTCCACTTAACATCTGTGAACGAATCACCAGTGCCGAGGTTAACCCCCGTGCTCTGGCTATATTCGGTACCCGAAAATGAGTACCGGCGATCACATACAGTTATTTTAACAGTCATAAGGCAGTTCTCACTTCTGTGGGAGCGAGCCCAGAATAGAG